ACACCTATGTTTCTGGTGGTACAGTAACATACAATGGTCAAACAGTAAATATTACAAATTTTGTTTATGACAATATTGTTACTGGTGAAGCAATTGTCACGATTGACACTCCAATTGCCAATCTGGTAGAAGACGCCACAATCTTAATTGCAGATATCCTTCTAGAATGTCTTGTAGACAATGTACTTACCCAGAAAACATATCCAAGTTTTAGTATCCCTGTAAATGACGAGAAGTGCCGTAGAGACGTTAAACACTTTATTAATTCCATCACTGCTGACTTAGAATTTGGTAGCAACAATAATGTGATCGATGCTGCTAAGAAGTACATCGATGGAACTAACACTCAAATTGACTTCGTAAATACTGAGATACTTCAAACAGTTCGTGCATTTGAATATACTCGCGAGTTGATGGTCTATGCAATGAGAAAGTGGAGAACTGGAGATGGTTCTGTTTCTCAACCCATCTATACACCAGTATATTCCAGTGTACCAAGATACTTTGACGATACTATTATTAATGATCTAGATCCTAATGGAGCATGTAATAACGTAAAATCTGCAATTGATACTCTTGCATATCTCTTTAATGATGTTCTCGCAAATGATGCAAGTGGAACAGTTCTAGATGGCGCATACCTAATTGCCAGAAACAGACATCTAATTGCAGACTCTGCATATAAATCAGCAGTTATTCAATATCCTTCTCTTGGTCTCAGTAACATTGACGAGCGTAAGTGCCGTAGAGATATTAATCTTATTATCAATGCTGTTCTTAGAGATCTTGTTCTCGGTGGAAACTTTGGTATTGTTACTGCTGCCGAGAATTACTATACAGGAACGTTACTAACTGGAGTACCAGCAAATGAACTTGGTGCAACTAGATATGCTTTTGGAGAAGTAAGAGATCTTGCTATTGCAGCAATGCGTAACTGGAAAGATAGTTCTGGTAATGCTGTAGTTGCTCCACATACTACAATTCCTGCTTTCACAGACAATACTATCCTTGCTGATCCAAATGGAGATCCACTATGTGCAGGTGTTGAATCCGCTATAACTGCTCAGTTCCTGCTTCTTGATGGAATCCTAAGTGGAACAATTGCTAAGGGAGATACCACACAGACAACAGGAACTCTACTAGATGTTTCTACTCTGTATTCCTATGCAGATAGCATTATTAGTGATCTAAACGGAACTAAAATTACCGTTAGAGCAGCTTATGAAGATAATCCAATTATTGAGGCATCACCATATACACAGAATGCTTCTATTATTTCCAAACTAGGTGGTAATGGTGCCCTAGTTGATGGTGATAAAGTTAAGAAACCTAACTGCCCATTCCCTGGTTTGACAGTTGAAGGCACAGCGAAGTTCCCCAACCAGGGTAAATCGATGGTTGCGGCGGCATTTACTATCGTTTCTGAAGGTGGTATTGGATATAAAATTATTGAAGATGGTTATGTACAATTAGTTTCTGTATTCTGTATCTTCTGTGCTGATGGTGTTCTCGCAGAAACTGGTGGTTATGCATCTATTACAAACTCTGCTACAAACTTCGGCATCTTTGCACTTAGATCAACTGGTTTTAGAAGAGAGTCATACAGCTTTGATAGCGGTACTATTACTAATGTATCTTCGACTCCAACTGGCAGAACAATTCTATCGGTAAGTGGTCTTGGAAGAGAACCTCTAGAACATTATGTTGGTAAAATTGATGGATACGAAAACATCAACCCAGACATTGAATACTTCGTTGATGTTGTTGAAGGAGTAACTGTTGGTCCTCCTTTCTCTGCTCAACTTACATTTGATTCTGGATCTGGTGGTTCTATGGAGATCAAGGAGACCGCCACAGGTAATCCTATCTCTCTTGCATCTCTGGTTGGACAAACAGTCAGACTACACAGACCATCTATTGTCAACTCTTCTTCTCATACTTGGGAATATGCTGGTTCGGGAACTAACTATCTTGCACTACCTGAGAATGGTGGAACTAAAGTTGAGTCGAACGAGCAAGTCTCCGAAGACTATGGTAGAACATATGTTTCTGGAACCGATGAACTTGGTGACTTTAAGGTTGGTACATTTGCTAGAATTGAAAACAGAACTGGTAACATCACCTTCACAGGTACTGTGACCATCTCGGAAGTTGAGTTCTTGAAACTGAAAGGTGGTGACGTTGTTGTCACTGGTTTCGATAACAGCAACACACTTGGTGGCGCTAACTCAACTGACTCTAAACTGCCCACACAGAAAGCAGTTAAGGACTTTATTACTAACAACCTCGGTCCATATATTAACAAACCATACTCTACGAACCCAGTTCCTAGAGCACTGGTAGAACTTACTGATTCTGGTAAAATTTCAGAAGATCAGATTCCCCCGCTGCGTCCTTTCCAGGTTTACACTGTTGCTGATCAGGCAGAAAGAGTTTCTATCGAAGGCGCACTTGCAGGTGATATTGCGATCCAACAGGATCTTAGCGTATCATTTATTTTGAATAATGATAACGATAGTTTGTTCACAGCATTCCCTGTTGATACAACACTTCAGTTCACTATCAGTGACATTTACACTGGTTCAACTACTGGAGGTAAACTTCAAGCAACGGAATATAGACAGGGTGTTGTTTATCAGATACTCATCACTGATGGTGGTTCTGGATATATCACGCCACCTGTTGTCACATTCTCTGGTGGTAACCCACAATCAGGTGCAATCTCAGCAAACGCACAATGTACCATTGCTAATGGTCAGGTTGTTATTATTGAAATTGTACTATTTAATGGCGCTGTTGGTGGTAAAGGTTATACTACACCTCCAGTTATCACAATTGCTGCACCCGCTGGATCTGGAACTCAAGCATCAGCAACTTCTCTAATTGAGAGTAGATTGTATGGTGATATTGTCAATAATATCAAAATTATAGATACTGACACAATTCAATCTAGCGATCTACCACCAGAAACAATCAATATTACTCGTGTTGTTAACACATCCGCAAGTAATACCAACAACTGGGTATCTCTATCAGCTGATCAGATTGCAGCAAACCAGATTACATCTGGTGTTATCTCGACAGCACGTCTTGCAACTAATGCACAGGGAGCGGTTAGTGCTGCAAACTCCTTTACATTCTTGAGAGGTGATCAAGCATACGGACCTGCAGTACAAACAATTAAAGGTCCCGAAACTAGATATTTTGCTAAACTTAAAACACAAGCAAATAGTGGTTCTTCTACACTACTCTTTGATGGTAGTTCAAATTTCTTGTTGGGTCATACAGTTGAACCAATTACAGGCATTCAGACAGACACAAATATTAGTGGTGTTCTAACAGAAGCTGGTGAAACTACAGTTACTATCGATAAATTCTTAACATTAACTTTACCAGCTGGAACAGTTCTTGAATTTAATAGAGGAGATTCTCCAATCACATTTGAATCTTCTCAGACTCAAGGTGGTTTTGTTGATCAGATTGTTATCCAAAATGGTGGATCAAACTTTGATGTAGGTCCATTCTTCAATGTCCCATTATCAGGCGGCAATGGATCAGATCTAAGAGTAAACATTATTACAACTGCTGGTGTCGTTACTGACGTTACTATTGTCAATGGTGGTAGTGGATATGGACAGAATACTCTTCAGCAAAATGTTGACTTTATTGTTTCTACTACTCCATCAGAAATTGGCAGTGGATCAGGTCTAATTTTACTTGCAAAAGTAACAACAGTTCTCAGACAATATGCAAACGTTGCTGTTGATATTGATAGAGTAACTAATCTAACGACTTCTGGTGATGCATATGGCACATTGGGTGTCGCAAGATTTAAGAAGTCTCAGTTCGTTATCGGTCAAGGTGGTAATGGTTCTATTGATATTAACACTGGTCCTGACTCTGGTCTTGACGCTGATACCCTCGATGGCGCACAAGGTACATTCTATACTAATGCGGGCAATTTAAGCGCAGGTGTTGTACCTCTTGATAGACTATCTGGTACATATAATATCAGTATTGCAAACCAGTCTGGAAACACATTAAGACTGAAGACTTCTACTGGCACTCCAGTTGGCAACCCATCACCAGACGAATTCTCTGCTGGTATTATTGCTGATACTAAAAACAACTCTGCTGATGGTCTATTCGATGGCGGCACACGTCACCTAGTAATGACTATCAGAAATGGTGGTTCCGACTTTGACGCTACTTTCGGTGGCGTAAGACAATTAGCATTCACCGATGGTACTGCTTCTAACGGCGGTAACATGTACCTTCGTGGTACTTTTACTAGTCCTGCAAACCAGTTTGGTGGTTGGAATAAAATTTGGAGTTCTGGAAATGACGGCGAACTAAGCGGACTAGACGCTGACAAGATGGATGGTCGTCAAGGTAAGTGGTATCAGACTGCTACCCATATGAACTATGGTATTCTTTCTGATGAGAGACTACCATTTTTACAAACCCAAAAAGATATTCTTTCGGAATTACGTGTTGTTGATTGGACTGGCAATCCAAGATTTAAGGTTCTTGTTCGCGATGAACTTCTTGGAACTACTGCACCATTCCTTGCTGGTCTATCCGTAAAACTATACGACAATGGTGGTAATGGTGTTGGTGAACTTTCTCTAACGAAAGTTGAACCAATTCAGGATGTTAATGATGCTGCAAACAACTACACAATGCTCACTGGTACTTTAATTTCTGGTGACTTTACTGACTCCAATGGAGTACAAGATGCATACTTTATCGGACAAGGTGGTGTTGCAAACGCATACGCATTCCAAGATTATAGTGTTGCAACACTAGATGATAACTCCGATGGTCTGGTTGACGGAACATTTGAGGTTATCTGCTCAGAAAGTTCTGGTGGTAATGCACGACTAAAACTTGGTAGAGCAGATGGCGTCATTGCTTCTGATCCCTCAATCTATTTCAGATCTTCTCAGATTGCAGCAACAAACTATAACGTCGCACTTATCGCATCTGGTGGTAATGCAACTGATGGATCTGGTGGGTTAGAAGTTAAGGTTTCTGATGCAGATCAGTTGACAATCAATGGTAACAAGGTTTGGAACGCTGGTAACATCACCTTCAACTCTAGTAATGTTGTAAGCACGGGCGTCATTCGTGATGCTAGCGGCAACTTCGCGGCAGGAACAATCAGTGCTGCACTGACTGGTGCTGCTTCCTTGAACGTTCTCAAGGCAGGCGATACAATGTCTGGTGCCTTGATTATCGGTGGTATTGCACTAGCAAACCAAGCACTGAGTGTATCTGGCAGAGCAGACTTCCTGAGCAACATTACAATTGCTGAAGATCTTGCAGTTGCAACTGATGTATTCTTCGTTGACAAAGATACGAAGAGAATCGGTCTTGGTGATGCAGCTCCAACATATCAACTTGATATCTTCCAGGAGAACTCCAGTGGTGGAACTCAAGGTCTGACAATGCAACGCCTGACTCAAAAGGTCAGTGATTTAAGTAGACAAAAAACCTTCATTGAGTTTGAATTCCAGGATTCTAACAACAACGGAAAACCACATGTCAGGATTGGTGCAGAAGTTGGTGAAAATGCTGACGCTAATAGTACTATTCTAGAAGGTTCTTCTGCATTCGTTGTTTATACTTCCAAGGGAACTGGCGAAACCACCAACACACTCTCGGAAAAATTCCGTGTAGACGCAAATGGTCACGTTGGAATCGGAACCACTACACCAAATAGTTATAAACTAGAAGTTATTGATGGAGACATTTATACCAACCAGACATTAAGAGCTGTTGATGGTCTTTATCTAGGAACAACTGCGAATAACGATGATGCTCCTATCTTCTTTAATGGAGCAACAGGTTCTGCTTCTGGAACTCCAGGTGAAGTTTTAAGTAACTTCAGAATGGGCAACAACATTCTACAAGGTGATGTTTTTGAAATCACACCTCAAGATGGTGCTGGTTCTTCTCCAGGATTTAAGACTATCCCTGCACTTGCAATCAAGGGATCTGATAACCGAGTTGCAATCAACACCCTCCTCTTTAGTGGTCAGGATCAATCAGATCCTCAGAATATTATTGATAGAGAGTATAAGTTGAACGTTGGCGGTGATATGAATATCAATGGTATTCTATATCAAAATAATGAAAAGTTTGTTACTTCTAGATGGACTGAATCTTCTGATGCAAGTGGTGCCAATATTTACAGACTCTCTAAAGTTGGTATTAATATAGCAGATCCATCATATACATTACAAATTGCAGGTGATGTACAGATTGAAGGAACTTCTAAAACTAATGGTCAGGTTGACGCAACTCTATATGCTAATGGTCAAAGACAATGGGTTGATTCTTATGGAATCATCAAGGTTCAAAAAACCAATATTGCCGAGTCAGTAACAATTCCTACTAACGTTACTGCTTATAGTGTCGGAGACATCGTAATTGATAATGGCGCTGTAGTCACCATCGCTACTAATGGAACTTGGTTATTGATATAAATAAAATTAAATAATCTGATTACGATGGCGGAAAGAAAGCTAACTGTCGGTACAGTAAATCCAGGAGCATATGCAGTCTTACCTGTATATGATTCTGTTATCGCCAGAAATAATTCTCTCCCTGCACCAGTTGCTGGAGAAATTATGTTTATTACCGACAGACGACAAGTAAAACTATACACTAACGACGGAAAGTGGGTCTAAAAATATGTCACAATTAATCGTAGATAAACTACAAATAAATTCCCAACTATCTATTCCTCAGTACTCTGTAGCACAGAGGAATTCTTTAAGTGGTGTAGTTACTGGAACTTTAATTTATTTGAATGATGGCGATGACTCTGGTCTCCAGGTCTGGGATGGATCTGATTGGATTGGACTCGCTGGTGGTGCTGGTCTATATGACTTTATTAATGTAACCTTTAACAATGGTGGCAAAACTGGTGCCGAGGGACCAACAATCGCTCAAGGAAGAAGCAGCATGGCGGGGCAAGGTGTTGGTATCTGGAATACTAATACGTTGTACTATAACGTTGATAGTAATGGAGTTCAGTCTTGGACAGTTCCTAAAACTGGAGTTTATAGGTTCTTGATTGCTGGAGCAAAAGGCGGGGAAGGTAACGCTATCTCTAACAACTCTGGAAGAACTGCTGGTCGTGGCGCAGTGATGCGTGGGGAATGGCAACTAGAAGAAGGAGAAGTTTACAATGTTATTGCAGGCGTCAAACCAAACACTTCTGGTGAAGGTGGTGGAGGCGGAGGTGGATCCTTCGTTTGGTCTGCTATTACTGGAGAACCACTAATTGTAGCAGGTGGTGGCGGTGGAAACGGCGACGTTTACTACGGAACAATTTCTCAATCTGCTGGTGATGATGGAAACGCATCAGGTACTGAGGGAACTGAACCAAATTCTGGTGGAGGTAGTCTTCGTGGACAAAACGGAAATGGAGGAACTGTTAATAACACAGACGGCGGTCCTGGTGCTGGCGGAGGATTCCTAACTGGTGGTTCTTCTGGTTCTTCTGGTGCTGGCGGTGGTGCTGCAGCTACTTCTGGTGGTAAAGGTGGTCAGGCAGATGGTTCCTCACTGACATCTAACTCTGGTGGTCATGGCGGTGGAGGCGGTGAGTCCTTCAACGGAAATGATGCTGAGGGTGCTGGCGGAGGCGGCGGTTACTCAGGTGGCGGTGCGTCTGGTAGCGGTGACCCAGGTGGTGGTGGAGGTGGATCCTTCCTTGCTGATAGTGGATCTAACTACGGAACATCTAATGGATCGTGGTCGCCTAGTGGTTCTGAACCACACACTGCATATACAGGATCAGTTGATAATTTAAGTCAATATAATACTGGACAAGGATACGTCATAGTTACATTCGTTTCTTAGATACATCCATTTCAATATAACTATCTGCTTCTCCAAATTTTCCAGTTGGATGAAAGTTAAATGCTAAAGAATACCTTGTAGGTTTTCCTGTATAGAGATCAATCTTATGCTCTATATAACTCGGGAAAAATACTACAAGGTTTTTTTGTGGGCGGATATAAAATGTTTGATATGTTTCTTGAGTCCACTCATCTGCAGGATTAACACATATACTATGAAGATTTGTTAGTACATTTTTAAAAACTAAATCTCCAGATTCGTGATTGTCGAGATACATCACACCACTATAATAACAATTTTTGTGGTTGTGATAATGACAATATCCTCCAGGAGTTGTTTTTGTCATCCAAGATGTTGTAATTTTAAAGTCAGTAGTGGAGAGTTTTAAAGTTTCATTCTTGAATTTCTTGAACTCTTGTAGTATAATATTTTTTAGTTCTAGATGTTTGTCTAGAACTTTTCTTGATATGCTTGGATTACTATCTGGAGCAGCATATCTTCTTGAATCTGATGTAAACTCTTCAGACTTTAAGACATCATGGTATTTGTCAACTCTTGAATCAAGAACTGATGCGCCAACTACACTAGGGAACAGGGGGTATACATTCACGGCAGTTTACATCATACCTAAATATTATAGCACATTATTATTCTATATCAACCAATGGATACAACAGAACTGAGAAAGAATTTTGACGAACAAATTTCTAAAACCGATAAACAAATTAGCGATCTGGAAGCAAATCTCGTAAAAGCAAAAGAATATAAATTGAAATTACTTGGAGGTATTGAAACCCTAGATCTTCTCAATCCACCAGAAGAAGCACCAACAGAACCTACAGAAGAACCAACAGAATAATAAATATCCCTGCTTCCTAAATAGAAGTAGGGATTTTTTGTATCTAGGTGCATGGCTACACCAACAACCAAACAAGAATTAATTGACTATTGTGAACGTCAGTTGGGTGCGCCTGTTCTGCAGATTAATATGGATGCCACCCAGAAGGATGACATCATCGATGAGGCACTTCAGTATTATCATGAATACCATTTCGATGGTGTGGAAAAGATGTACCTCAAGCACAAATTTACTGCTGCTGAGGTAACTCGTTTCAATGAAACTGATGCTTCGTCTACATCTGTTGACGGGTCTGCATGGGAAAATAGGAGCAACTATATTGAAGTTCCTGAACTCGTACTTGGCATTGAAAAAGTATTTGGTGTTTCCTCAAATTTTATGAGGAACAATCTTTTTGGTATGAGTAATCAATACTATCTAATGGATCTGTTTTCTTTCTCTTCAGGTTCTGCATTTAGTTTTGGCAACTTTGATCTAACCAATTACTATATGATCAAACAGCATTTTGAAACCATCGATATGGTTATCAATACTGGTGGTCTAGTTCAATACAGATTTAATAAAAGACAAGATCGTTTGTATCTTGATATTGATAAATCTAGAGTGGTAGAAGATCAATACCTTGTTATTGATTGCTATCGCTATCTAGATCCATCAACTTTTGGTCAGGTTTTTAATGATAGTTTTCTCAAGAAGTATGCTACTGCTTTGATGAAGAGGCAGTGGGGTCAGAATCTAATCAAGTACAACAACGTTTCACTTCCTGGTGGCATTAACCTTAATGGTCGCCAGATCTGGGAAGATGGAAATCGCGAAGTGAAAGAATTAGAGTCTAGAATGATGACAGATTATTCCCTTCCACCAATGGATATGATCGGATAAGATGCCTACTAGTCCTTATTTTCCAACTTATTACGGCGGCACCTCTGGCGAACAGGGATTGCTGCAAGATCTTGTGGACGAACAAATTAAATTGTTCGGCACGGATATCTACTACATGCCTAGAACTATTCTTAGAGATAATACTCTAGATGATATCATCTACAATAAGTACACAGAACAATTTCAGATTGAGATGATGCTTCAAAATGTTGAAGGATTTGGATCTCCATCTGAGTTCATCAGTAAGTTTGGTCTTAGAATTTCTGACGAAGTAAAATTCTCAGTATCTCAAAGACGTTGGGATGCAGAGGTTACCGAGCATAATCCTACATTAACTGTTGATGGTAGACCCAATGAGGGAGATCTACTTTACTTCCCACTAACTAAAGATCTTTATGAGATCAAGTTTGTTGAGAGAGAAGACCCCTTCTATCAGTTAGGTAAGATCTACTACTATACAATGACTGCAGAAATCTACGAGTATGGTAGTGATAACATCTCTACAGGAGTTGCAGAGATCGATGTAATTGAGACTCTGTTTAGTAATTCTATTGCTCTTACTATGGCAGTCGGTGGTACTGGAGACTTTACCATCGGTGAAGCAATTACAGGATCAACTACAGGCACAGAAGCAGAAGTAAAATCTTGGGATGCTGGCACAAGAGTTTTACAAGTCATCAACAGAACTGGTACATTTGCTACTGGTGAAGCTATGACTGGGAATGACAGCGGTGCTGTTCATGTAGTTGGTACATTTGACACTCTAAATAATACCAACAGCGAGTACGATCAAAATCGTGAGATTGAAAATGCCGCTGACAATATTCTTGATTGGACTGAGGGCAACCCATTCGGTGAAGCAGGTAATTTTACAGGTAGTATCTAATGTTCGGGTCACATTTTTATAACGAAATTATTCGTAAAAACATTGTTGGGTTTGGAACCTTATTCAACAACATTACTTTGAAGAAAGTAGATCCTAGCGATGGAACTACTGTGCTTGAGGAAGAGAAAGTTCCTTTGGCATATGGTCCTAGGGCAAAGTTTCTGACACGCTTGGAACAAAATCCAGATGTAGATCGTAAAGTTGCTATCACATTGCCACGTCTATATTTTGAGATGACTGGTATTGGATATGATGCTCAACGTAAAACATCTCCTATTCAAAAATATAGAACTATCCTGCAAGATGACGGCACAGAAGTAAAAGAGCAATATGTTCCTGTACCATATAATATTGAGTTTGAACTTGGTATTATTGCCAAGTCTCAGGATGATGGACTTCAAATTCTTGAGCAAATTCTTCCATACTTTCAACCAGCATTCAACATCACTCTCAACATGATTCCAGAGATGAATGAAAAACGTGATGTTTCTGTTATTTTAAACGCAGTAAATCATGACGATGCTTGGGATGATAGTTTCTTGGAGCGTAGATATATCACATGGACTTTATCGTTTACTGTTAAGTCTTACATCTACGGACCATTTGATCAAGCAAGTGTTATTAAGAAAGCAATTGTATACGAGGGTATCAATGCTTCTGTTCCACAAAGAACTACTAAAGTTACATACACTCCAAGAGCATTGGAGGATAAGAATGGTGATGGTCAGATCACAACTGCTGATGATGCATTGCTGACTGCTGGAGACGATTTTGGATTTAATGAAGGCATTGAAATACTATGAGCAAATTTGAAAATAATATGGAAGATATGTTTGATATCGAAGTTGAATCTACTGACATTGAACCTACAAAACCTAAACCTCCTGCTAGCGAAGAGAAGGATGATCAGACAAAAGATTACGAATATACCAGAGGGTCTTTATACTCGCTCATAGACAAGGGCAGAGAGGCACTAGACGGGGCGTTAGAGGTTGCTCAGGAGTCAGGGCACCCTAGAGCGTATGAAGTCGCTGTGAACGCCATGAAGCAAGTAGCAGACGCCACTGATAAACTTCTAGATCTACAGAAGAAGATGAAGGATCTCGAAGCACCCACAAAAAACTCTGTCAATAACAAGACCACAAACAATTTATTTGTTGGCAGCACAGCAGATCTACAGAAGATGCTAAAGCAAATAAATAAACAAGAAGAGTCGGAATAAATATGAAGTCCTTTAAACAACTACGTATTGACATCACCGAAGCAGCAGCCTGGACCAAAAAGTCAGGAAAGAAAAAGTCTGGAGGACTCAACGAAAAAGGACGAAAGTCTTATGAGAAGGAAAATCCAGGATCAGACCTTAAAGCACCAAGCAAAAAGGTTGGAAACCCCCGTAGGAAATCATTCTGTGCTCGAATGAAGGGGATGAAAGCAAAGTTGACTAGTAAGAAAACGTCACGGGATCCTGACAGCAGGATTAATAAATCATTACGCGCTTGGAATTGTTAATATATGCATGATCTTATTGTTATTGATAACGCTCTAACTGAAAAAGAAGCGGATGAACTTGAAAAACTTTTATCTTCAGATATTTTTCCATACTATATGGGAATGGATATCAATCCCAAGAGATATGAAGTTCACGAAACTATTCCAGAATTGTTAGTAACTGAGAACGCTGTATCATCTATACAGATGTCTCATGTTTGCCATAGTCTAAAATATTCAAATAATTCTCCATACGATTCTTATGCAACAGAATTGGCGGGGAAGATACTGACGCATATTGATATATCTAATCCAGTTTTTGAACGAATCAAATTTAATTGCATGTTTCCTAACAAGCATTTGACTAAGATTCATCATAACATTCCGCATATTGATTGCATGGACGGATGGGTATTACTTTATTTTGTAAATGATAGTGATGGAGACACTTTATTTTTTAAACAAAAATATGATGGAGAGAAGCATCATGCATCTCCAGTAAGACATAGAGTTACACCACAGAAAGGAAAAGCGGTTGTATTCCAGTCAGATATTTTTCATTGCTCTACAAATCCAATCATGAGTGAAAAAAGAATTGTAATGAATGTAAACTTTAAGACACTAGAAAATGCCTAAACCTGATACTGAGTGGTATAAAAAAATATCTGAGGGTAAGAAAGATTATCCTCTTCCACTCTACGCTCCATGGACTGCTGTATACAAGGGGAAGTTTTCAAATAAAGATAAGGAAACAAATCGTAACTAACTGATACAATATTTTTCACTACATACACTATAATGTTTGTAGTGGAATATTTTTATGCTTGGCATATATGTAATCGTCACTCTCATTATCCTCATGGTAGCATATGCTGGCATGGAGGAAACTATTCGTTTATTCGCTTATACTGATCTTGTGATCAGATACCAGTGGGTTAAATTTAGAATGTTTATGATGAGACGTAAATTGGAGCAACAACTAATAAAGGATTTACCAGACTACAACAAACTCATAAAGGAATTAAAAGATGACCAACGATAAGGAACTGTCGGATCTCAAAATTGAGAGAAAAGAATGTCCTAAATGTGGTGCTGCTTGGATTAACGGCAAACATGTGTTTAGAGGTACTGCTGCCTCTTACGACAAGAGTGAACTAGACCTAGCTGGTTTGGTTTGCAATAAACTAGGTAACGAGGAATGCATCAATCCTAGGAAAGGACAAGATGGTGGACAGACATGGGAATATCGTTCTGGATATATTGATGGTGTGTACTCCGCAAAGAAAAAATCAATGGAAGAAATGCGCGATCAATTTGGAGATCTATAAATAGTAGTGGTGAACTAGTTTTTTATGGCATCCGATCAGATTTATCTTGGCAATCCGCTACTAAAGAAAGCAAACGTCAAGATTGACTTTACACCTGAACAGGTTAAAGAATTTATCAAGTGCAAGAACGATCCGATATATTTCACAAAGACTTATGTCCAGATCGTTTCACTCGATGAAGGTCTGGTGCCTTTTAAAATGTGGGACTTCCAAGAAGAGTTAATTAGAAAGTTTCATAAAAGTAGATTTAACATTGCTAAACTACCACGACAGACTGGTAAGTCTACTACTGTTGTATCTTATCTTTTACACTATCTTATTTTTAATGATAGTGTTAACGTAGGTATTCTAGCAAACAAAGCATCAACAGCGCGAGATCTTTTAGCAAGATTAGCTACGGCATATGAGAACCTACCTAAGTGGATTCAGCAAGGTGTAGTAGTATGGAACAAAGGTAATATTGAGTTAGAGAATGGCAGTAAAATATTGGCAGCTTCTACATCTGCATCTGCTGTCCGAGGCATGTCGTTTAACATCATCTTTCTCGACGAGTTCGCTTTCGTCC